ACTCTTTCCCAGTGAGAGAAAGTAAAGTCAACAGTAAATTCCTCTAATGCATCAACAGTATCGTAAGATAATTCGATTGCACCAAGATTTTTTGGGAACATGTTGAAAAACTCGTATCTCGCAAGGACTGAGTCATCTTTGTTTAATTGTTCTACGAATGCTCTAGATATAAGATAATCTGTAGATGTTGAACCTACTCCACTATCCATAGCTTGAATTTCTTCCTGCCATGCTTCTAGACCACTTCTTACTGAGAACTCAACATCGTTGATAACTGTAATCTGCCAATCTTCGAAAGTTCTTTCTCCAGCAAGTTTAAGGTTGTGTCCTCTGAAAGGAACTACCACTTCTCCCAACGTTCCCGCAGGGATATTAGCAGCTTTACATAAGAACTCAATCTTATTACCAGCTCTTGGTATAAAAACTTTAAATCGGTTAGCACGTGGGCCTCCACCGATAAGTTGTGCTTTAAATTGGTCTATAGTTGCCATTTATTTCTCCTTAAACTGCACTGTATATTTCTTCAAACTCAACACCACTTCTAGCAGCAACAAAGTTTAAAGTAATAAAATTAATACTTCTAGCAGGTTTCACGAAGATAGAACAAACAAATTCATTTCTATCTATAACTGTATCAGTGTTGTTAGTTTCATCACATAATACTGAGAAATCTACTAGACCTCTTCTATTTTTAACATCTCTTAGGAAAGGTTCTACAGCAGCACGGAATTGAGCTCTTGTGAATGCATCATTGAATTCAAAGAGTTGTGATTTCGCTGCAACTGCGATTGCTTTTTCTAAGACTATGAATAACCTTCTGACATTGATTCTATCGAATGCTGAAGGACTTGTAAGACCTGTTTTGTCTCCAAATAATACTGTTCCTTGTCCAGCAAATGTCACAACTGGATTAATCCTTGCACGATATAAGTCATCTCTTGATGATTGTGAAGGGTTAAACGCAAGTTTAGTTATACCTAAGTATTGACCTCTTGAGAAACCAGCAGGTGAGAACCATGGGTCTCTTAATAAGTCTGACCTTGCCATTATACCTGCTGTGTGTCCATTAGAGGGCACGTAGCAGTATTTGTCGTTGTATCTATCGTATTGGTATACCCAACCACTGTCTAATACAACATATGAACTTGATGTGACTGATGCGTAATCTGCAATCACGTTAGTTGATTGTGCAGATTCACTTGATACACCTACGACACTTGCACGTCTAGGTGAAACTATAACCATACAATCTTTTCTTCCTTCTGCAGTTGCAATAAGTTGATTAACGATTGTGTTATGGTCTGCAAGAATGTCTTGTTCGACACCACTTCCGTTATCAGTTCTTGTTGAACCAGCAATTAAGAATGATACGTCTATTGTTTCTGCATCACCGAAGTGAGTTTGGTATGCACCATATTTCTCACCAGCAGTAGGAACTCTTCCGTCAACTCCACCAGCAAGTGATGAAGTGATAACTGCAGAAGGTCTACCGAATGTAGTCGTTGCAGATTGTAAATGAGTTCTTGTTTCGTTTGCACTTGCAAGTAAGTCTGTTGAATGACCTGACCAGTAAATGTAGTCTGATTCTCTTGCAATAACGTTTTTGTAGTAATTTGATTGACCTTGACCATCTTTAGAGTCTGACGCAAGTGATACGAATCCATATGATTCTAAGATTGTGTCTTTAACTCCACTGAATAATCCGTCTTGGTCTGATACAACAACATGAATTTCATCATCTGAACCACCAGCAGCTGTTGCTGTTCCTGACTTAGCAGGTGCTTTATCAAATGAATTATAAAATTCCCAGTATCTATCTACGTTAGCACCACCTGCGACGGCAGTTAATAGACCTGTTCCACTTGGTTGACCAAGTGCTTCGATAGTAATTGAAGTTCCATCAGGAATCGTCAATACTCTGTATTCGTTGTTATGTCCAGCAAATCTCACGATGTCTCTTACGAACATACCTGATGAATCACCAACTGTTATAGTTGTTTGACCCACTGACTCTGTTCCTGTGACTGTTGTCACTGCATCGTTGAAATATGCATTTGCAGACCCACATACTGAAACCTTTAATGAATTACCTAAAGAACCTGCGTATTTTGCAACATAATTACCTACAGTTCCGTTTTGAGAACCATCTTGATAAGTATTGACATATTCGTCATTGTTTTTAAGTAATGCAGTTCCACTTGATGAGTTTGCATTGTTTAATTGAGATGTGTTGATTCTAACCACTCTAAGTGATGAACCATATTTTAGAAATGATTCCGCTGAATAGAAGTCCTCTGCTCCAGCGTCGGAATTAGCTGGTTGATAAAAATTATCAACTAAACCCTTAGAATCTGAAACTGTTATTACTTCACCAACAGGGCCCCATTGGAAATGTCCAGCAAATGCACCTGTAGTCGATGAAACGGCTGGGACAACATTAGTCAGGTCTATCTCGGAGACCTGAACGCCTGGTGATACTTGAAATGCCATACTTTTACTCCTGTTAATGTAAAAAGTTGTTTACTGTTTTATTTATAACTTTTAAAAACCCAACAACTATAATTTAATTGGTATATCCATACTTTTGTGAAACCATCGGTCTCCTTCACTATCTACGAAGGTATCTGACTGAGACTCCCCGTCAAATATACCAGCTGGTAATAAATCGTCTTCGATTAACTTCTGTTGTTCTGAATACAATAAATTTTTAACTTGTGTATCGGTTAAATGTTCAAAGTATGCAGTGGTCACAAACCAACTGAATAATACCAAATTCATGACCATATCGTCATTATATCCTCTATCTGCTTCCCAACTATTACCCTTATGAACAAAAGTCATAAGTTCTGTAATAGTATGTCTGTCATTCAGAATAAGTCTATTTTCTTCTAATAATTCTTTAAGTGTAGAACAACCGATTCTCTTAATCTTTCTAGACATGGTCACACCTATGTCTTCGGCTTTTAGTTGACCTTGAACAAATACATTCGGATATTCTATCTCGTAATGTAGTTGTGTTGCAACCATTCCACCCTCTGCATTATTTTCTATAATAACGACTGGTTCATTATAATGTTTAACATACTTATTTATAATATCGGGGAAGAGAAGGGGACTTATCATATTATCTCTATATGTGCATACTTGTTTAAAGGGACTTGTAGTCACGTCTATGATTGTAAACGAAGAGTAATCTAACCCTCTACCTTTGGATACGTCTACAGTGCAAACGTATTTATGACCCTCTAATGGTTTCTCATAAAGAAATAAGTTGTCTCTATTCCAGTCGGGTTCTAATGCTCTCATACCTAGTAGTGTATTACTATTGATAAGTGTATTACCAGTTCCTAAGAATGAGTTTCCATATTCTTGTTCAAATTGTGCTTCTGAAGTGTTTGCAATAGTTTCTTTCTTCCACTCTTCGTCTCTGCCTGGCACGTCATACCAGTTGATAAGAAATGACTTATATTCCGATTGGTTATGAACTGCACTTTCGTATATCTTATGAAACATATTACCCACACCATTTGCAGTGGAAGTAATAATAACCTTAGAGTCTTTACCCGAGGTCACAACGGGATACGTTGCAGTATAGAATGTCTCTGCATCATCTACGAATGCAAACTCATCTAAGTATAGTAGGTTGATTGAAAGTCCACGAATTGAACTTGAAGAAGTTGCAGCTGCAACGACTTTACTATCATTTGCAAATTCTATTGACCCTTTGTTTAGAATCTTGACTCCTGGCTGTAAAAAGAATGGAACAGACTCTAACATGGTGACAATACGTGCAATCATTTCTCTTGCAATTGCACCTTTGTTGGCAAGAACTGCTACAGTGACTTCGGGTTTAAATAATAGAAACCACAACAAATATGCACAAGAAGTAATTGATTTACCACTCTGTCTACTTGCAAGAACCACATTGAAACGATTGTCATTATAATGGTTGATTAGGTTTTCTTGATATCCACGAAGTGTAAAGGGAACCATACCTTCGTCTAGTGATATGATTTGTGTATAATTTTCTATAAAATGAGCAGGATTTTCAGAACACTTCAAGTATTCTGCCATTTGTTTTTTGGTATACTGGGTTTCGATTCCAGCTCTTTTGATTAGATTATTACCAAGATAACCTTCGTTTGTGGGTTTAACCATCTTTCTTTTCTTTCTTCAAAAACTTCTGCAGTTCTGAAGTAGAACCAACATATAGGTGATTTTCAACTTTACCTATTCTTTGTTCGTCCTCTTTTTCTAAATCCTTAATTTTTTTCTGAACGTCTAGTAGTTTCTCTGCAGTATCCGCTACAGTCTTTATCAACTGTCCTGCGACCTCATATGCACGTGGGTGTTCCGTTTCTTTAGACAACTCAAGTATTCCGTCTATTGCATCTTGACCACGTTCTACGAGGTTATAGAGGTTCTCACGAGCATACTTATAGTCCGTGTCCATGTTCTCTGCTCTTGTCGGTAATTTAACTACTTGTGTTTCTTTTTTGATATCGGTGTTGATATCTAAGAGAGAGTTTAACTTATCGTCTATTGGTTCTTTTGTCATAATTAACTGTCATTGGTTTCACTAAAACTTTCTTTAGCACCATCATCATAAAATGTCACTGTTTCTGCAACTACGAATGTATCTGTTGGGTCAACAGAACCTACAAATTTAAGTGTAGTGTTTGTTTCTATAGTCACTGCACCTGAAACTACCATTGATAGTTTATCAGTTGCAATTGAAACAACTGTTGGATTGGTTGCATTCCCTGTTCCAAATATTTCGTCATTTGCACTTATCTTTGTATTTATTGCAGTCGGAAAGGTGATTGTTGTGGAGTTAGACACTGCATTCGGTATTTCTGCAAATGCGGGTTCATAGTGTTTAACCTCTTTGATTAGTCCACTGTCTGCAATTTCTGAAGTTGTAAAGTTTGCATTTCCAGTATTGATATATTCTCTTTCAATAACACTTTTAATAACACTTCCAGTATAGACTGGGCCGAAGAAGTATAGTTTCATAGTAAACTCTAAGGTATACTCAATAACTCTTCTTTCTTCAAAGGAACCCTCATAAGTATCTTCCATTGCAACACTATTAAGTGTAATTGGAACATCTCTAGTATCTGTCATAGAGTCAATCATTTTCATTGTGACTGTATATTCGGGTTGAAAATATGGTAAAATTTGTTCTACGATTTGTAATGCATCATTCATGTTCTTTGCAAGAACACTTAGTGTAAAAGTTAAGTTGTATGGTGCTGGGTTGTATTGATATGAACGATTCACTCCGTCTGTATCTAAAT